AACAAGGCCATTTCAAATGCGGTGTGACGCAGATGCTTAGAAGCACTTGACTCTTCTAGCTGGTCAAGCATCTTCTTTTCCATGCGCTTGGCTGCAGTTTCTGCAGGATTGTACGTCTGAGATGTTGCAGTCTTACCTGGTCCTGCGCGTAGCTTATCGCCCAATTCTCCAAGTTCTTCCGAAAACACTCCTAATTGGATATCATCAAGCATCTGGCTTGTGGCGCCAGGCGGCAAGTCAGCCCCATCTCCCGGAAAGCCATACTTGCTTTGTAATTCTTCCATAGCATTCGTATCATCTTTAGGGTCAAAATGTACCGCTTCTTCAACACCTTCGGGAACTATGGTAGAGTCAACCCCTAAAGGAAACCTTTGCCCTGCAAATAGAACGTCAATAATTTGACCGTATGCTGCTAAAACTTTAGTTTTAGTAATTTTAATGAATACTTTGGATTTCTCAGTGGACGTAAATTGTGTTTCTGTGCCGTATAGGCCGCGATATTGGCGATAGGCATTTAACCAACGCTCTTCTTCTTCTTGACGACTAGATTCTACACTTTCAAATTTATCTGAAATATAACCTGCAAGTGCTTCAGAACCAGAAACTGGTTCAAATACTAGTGCTTCAATGTGTTCTTCATCAGCCATAATTAATATCCAAAGGTTGCATCAGCGGGCTGCCATCGTTGATTTGGTGGTCCACCAGAAAAATCAAAGACAGAACGTGATTTGGGGCGCGTCATAATACCATATCGTAACGCATCATATAAGTGGTCTTCTACTTTAGTGTTGACATCTTCTGGGTTAGTTTTATCCATTGGAAGCGTTGGCAATTGGGCAATTAAGTTAGTACAATTACTCATTATCTCAATGCCGGCTCTGCCGCTTTCCTCGTCAACCTGCAGGCGTCTATGCAGTTCGTTCTTTCCTGCAACACGGCTACCCCTGCTTCTGTCGGATGGGCGCCACCTACACCCTTCAACAATCATTTGTTCCGCAAGGGATGGTCCTGTATCTCCGCGCTTATGCCAAAGTGATGAATCGAGTACACCGTAATGTATGGATTCCCCTTCTTCAGCATTTAGTACCATATGGGCTAGCTCTTTAGCGGGTACTTTGCTTACATACAGTTCCCTGTAAACAATTAGTGTTTCGTTAGTAGGGTCTACAGTAAACCAAAGAACGCCAGAAGCAGAAGCGTAGCCATAATCGCAAGCCCTGAACTTTCTCCATGAGTTCGGTATTTCAAATGAGTCAATAACGTGTACCCGCCTATCAAATTCCGAAAACGCCGCGCCTTCAGCAATGTCCCAAGACCCTTCTAATAATTGCTTACGCTGTACTTCGGGCAACGAAAGCAACATTGCTTCATAGTCGCCGGCCTCGTACAAGTACGGGTTATCCAACAATCTAGCTGGCACAAAACGCCTGTTAAAAAGAGGCTGGCCTGCTTTAGAATGCTGACTTGGGTAGATAAGGGTTTCACCGGTGGTGATATCCGTCGCCCAAAAGGGTCTTCCAGGGGTGGACGGGTCGATGAACATTTTCTTAACCCAAATATGCCCAGGTCCGCCAGGGTTTGTTGTCGCTCGCATAAAGACTGGGAGCGAAGGGTCTGCTGTTCTAAGACGCGAGCGTAAATAATCCCAAGCATAAGGTGTAGCGTACTGTGTTAGCTCATCTATGCCAATATACGTAAATGCCTGACCTTGGTAACGTAGGACATCTTTATCCTGTTCTAGGTAGGTCATCCATATTCTGGCACCGGAAGGAAAAACCCATTGACTTTTCTTTTCCATCCATTTCGCACCCGGATAAGCATTCGGGTACATTTCTTGACTTTTGTGTATCAACTCACGTAATTCATCATTTGTTCTACGTAGAATTAGCGCGTTAAAGTTTTTATTGTTGCAATAGCGCAACGGGTCAATAATCAAAGCATAAGACTTGCCGCCTCCGGCTGCGCCGCCATATAAGACTTCGCGCTCAGGTGCGGCAAGAAAATCCGTTTGAGGGCCGGGATTTGGCTCAAACAGGATTTTATCTTCGGGTTCTTCATTTGCGTGCCCAAATCCCGAAGTTCCCATAATTTCAATTTCGGGTTCTGGATTTTCAAGCCGCTCAAGCTTCTTTATTTTCTTCTGCGCCATATTAAGTTGCATACGCGCAGACCGTTTTTGTTTCGCTAGGCGGGCTTGGTCTTTTTCCTCTTTAGTTTGAGGTGTTGACGTTACCTTCGTTTTGGGCCTTGGCGGTACGGCGTTTTTGTTCAGCATACTTCCGTCTGTCTGATTTATCTGTCTTTACACGTTTCCACAGACCCATAGGGGTTATAGAGCGCCCTGTGTACTCTGTAAGCCATCTTGCTACTTCTGGGTAGGAGGATGCCTTCAAGTAGTCTAGACCCTGCTCCAGCGCCTCTAATTGCTCATTAATGGGCTCTAGGAGTTGTGGGTCATGCTTTGACCTTTGATACCCCCAAGGTACTCTAGGTCCGTTAGTTCTCTCGTAACGTTCAGTTGGGTTCAATTTCTGGGCTAGTGTCATCATCTTTTGCTGGTAAAATAAATACCCCAATTGGTTTATCTGAAGAAACGTTTAATTTTTCTACTTTAGAAAGCCCAACTCTATCCAACACCTGTTGAGATGCGGCTAGTCTTTCCCTATTACCTACTGCTGATGGGTCATCAATGACTCCAACCATTGATAAAACGGCTTTAGGCGCGTTAGCTGCCATTTCTAATTCAGCACGTTCTATAATTTCAGTACGTAATGCCTGTATTATAGCATATGGATTGGTACTTGTCGAGTACCCAGCTAAACGCATGGCTTTAGCATAATTACCCTTAGCTTCACCAAATAGAGCATCTAGGAAGTTATTTTGTAATTCTGTGAGTTGTTTAGGCACGAGGATTCACCTTTTTTCCTGACTTGGTTCGCGCAAAGGAACGGTTTGCGCCACGGGATTTAACAGCTAACTTTTTGTTGTTCATAGGATTGCCCGTAGTATGATGTACGTCTTTTCCATCACCCTTGGTAACTTTGCCCTTTTTAGCCATAATGGCTCTAGCTGCATTACGGGATGCCCGCCGTTTCTTTTGTTTAGGCTTTGCATGGTACTTATCATACTCAGCTCTATAGTTACGTTTGGTCATGCCGCCATCCTTCGTTTTTGACTATTTAGGCAAAATAGCAATAGCTAAAAATAAAATACCTATAGCAGCACCGATTACAGCACCTACTATAGCAGTAGTCTTTATATTTTCCATCATTTCTTCTTGTGCAAGACGAGCCTCACGTCTAGCTTGTGCAGCAGCTTCTTTTGCTTCTTGTATTCTTTTAGCTCTTTCATTTACAATGGTTTGCCATGTATCAGGCCCAAAACGTAAATTTACCATCATAGCAATTTCTTGCATTTTTTCTTGTGCTATCTTGGCATCAATCATTTCCTGTGCTACGGACTTAATACCAAACTGGTCTGTTAGACCAGTGCCAGATTTTTTAGCACGTTGTTGCTGTACCTGCTTTTCACCCTCAAAAAGATTGTCTATGTACCCAGCTATATCTCCAATATCATTAGCAGTACCAATTGCAGATTTAATGCCATCTACTGCGCTTTTTACAAGGGCTATACCTGCAAGTGTTTCTGCAATCATTTTAAGGGTTCCTACTTGGGTTCAGGTCTACATATTGCAGTAAGTTTTAGTTTCTTTCCATCTCCTACCGGTATGGCTTGTTGACTAGATAGGCGTTCTGAAAAATATAAACACCTATCTATGTCTTCAAACTTTTGTGTTTTATCTATTATGTTTGCGCCTAAATACACATACAGCACAAAGACAATCATGCTAGGCAGCTAGGGCAGGATTACTTGCTTCTACTCCCATCCATTTACCCCACTCAGCGTAATAATGGCGCATACCTACTTCGTCATGTATAGTTCCATTCTCATGCCTGCCGTGTAAAATGTTACGTGGCTCTGTACCTGTACGCATAGTTGTACCTTGGCCTGCTACACCAATCAGGTCTTCGTGTAGGTTTCTACCGAATGGTCCCCATATAGAGTTATGATGCTTAATACGGGTCTGGCGCTCTTCGGGTGTATCTTTCTTTAGGCCATACCCACGAAACTCAATTAGTACTTTGTTTGGCCCTAGCGGTGTTACGCTATCGCTACGGTAGGCACTGCCACGTAAGTTAAAGTTGTATCCGGGGAATAAGTCAACCATGTACCACTGGTTGGGTGGCAAGTTAGGGAAACTGAGCTCTCCCCTATCCTCAAACCCATCATATTCCTCGTAGTTAACAGTAAAACTGCTAACGTTAACGTGGCCGTTATCAAAAGGAATATTTTTCCTAGCAAAGTACTCATCGTTAAACCCTGACACACGGTTAAAGTAGTGCATGAAGTCATGGTAGAACTCTGAGTTAGTATCGTGCCACAGCTTGTAGTTAGTATCTATTACGGCTTTGTGGTAGTGAAACACTTCCATTTCTTCCGTATCAATCGCGTCAGCAATACAATCAAAAGCACCGCAGGTCCACTCCTCTACTGACATGGTAGGATTAGGGTCTAGGGTAACCCAGACCATGCCCCCATGCTTTACTTCGCAATGTAACGGCTTCTCTGTGGTAGCAAAATCCCAAGTGTATGTTCCTGATGGTTTGCGAATATCTATATCGTTTGTGTTCTTGTACGCTTGGATATTCTTGCCATCTATGTTGATTGCAATTACTCTTATGTCTGCAATCCGTGTTGTTCTAAAATCACCTTTGTTTCGCATCTCACTGATGTGACACATAGGAACCCACACCTTAGAGAATATATTCTCCTGTTCTTGCTCAAACAGATTTTCGTCAGAGTAGATTAAAGAGTTAATATATTCAACTTTAGGCGTTTTAGTCCAAGCTTTATGATTACGAGGTGGCATCACTTAGTCCAATCTAATACATCTCTATGTTTTTTCCAGAACCAGTTACCAATACAGGTAAATGGCTTACCAATATTAAGTAACACCATTGCAAAATAATAAACAAGTTTTTTTCTCATTTCTTTTTTGTTGTACCTCCACGCATCATCTTTTTAGCTACGCCACCGCGCATCATTTTCTTAGCGGCCATTTTAGGCATTCCGCCGCCACGCATCTTTTTAGTTGCTACGCCACCACGCATCTTTTTAGATGCCATTTTAGTTTTGCCCTTCATTTCTCAATCTCCGTCTTTCTATTACTAATGATTCATACACATCCGCAGGGAAGTGTTCATAGTACCCAGACTTCTCCAGACTCAATGCTGCATCATCTAAGGTAGATAGCCTTTGTACAAATACCATGCAGTAGCTTAGGCTTTCGTCTACTACACCATCTTCTACTAGGAAGTCCAGACCTGCCTCTTCAGCGTCATAGTCTGGGTGAAACACCATCAAGTGCATATCTTTACCTGCAATTGACATGGCTTCGTTTACGCCATCGCACCACCCATCTAGGTAGTGCATATCTGGTAATACTTCATTAGCCCACACAACTATATCATAATCGTGAGACTCAAAATCTGCCACTTCTTTGGCTAGTCCATCTAGTCCAGTGTTTATACTAAATACAACTTTATCATCTAACCACGCTTGTTTTGCGTAGGGACACGGTGGTAATCCATTAAGTTTCTCATTAGGTACTTCAAGAAAATCATGTGACCACTTCCGTACATCGGATTCTATTCTGTGCATTAACCCTGCTTTATTTTATTATATGCTTCTGGACTTGCGGCTTTCAATGCTACTAAACCGGGGTTATCTTGAACAATACCACCTGCAGCATACATATGCACTTTTCCGCCTGAAGTGCCTCCTGGAACCATGGCAGTTTTCTTTTTAGATTTTTTCATCTCTTTTGTTTTAGACATTTGAAAATTTTCCTTCTTCCATAGCTTTAGATAATTTAATCGCACGTGTGCCAACTTGTGTTGCCCAACGTGAATCCAGCATTTCTACAGCTGCTGTAGTGTAATCGCCATCGTATATAGCCGCCCACATCTTTTTAAATTTGCAAAGTCGGGGTACACCCATGTTAAACGCCATATCCATTACAATTAGCTGTCTTACAGCATCTAGGTCTTCGATGCAACTATGCGCTCGGCATAGTTCTTCTTCAACAATCTCAATGTCATTGGTGGCTAGATACACTGCATCAGCCTCAGTTATGCCGTATTCATATATGTGTTCAATTGATGGAATGTCTAAATCGTCTAATTCTTCTTTGGTAATGCCGCGGTCTTCTAGGTTCCTGCCGATACCAATAGTATCAATCCCTAGGGTATCTTTATATACATTTAGCACAATACCTTCGTGCTTTATCAGCTTTTCAATATAGTGTGCTTTATCGTACTTCATACTTTTTACCCCAATTAATAATTTCGTCTATGGTACGCCCACAGCCGATGCATTTGATGCGTTCTTTATCTAATACACATATTCCTTTGCATGGGCTTTTTATTTTTTGTTCATCCATGCAGTTGTACCCATATAAGCACCAACAATACCAGCACCACTGATATAAAATAAATTACTAATATCACTTAACGCCTCAACTCTGCCCAATGGAATAAAAAACATGGCAACGGTAAAAACGCCCATGGATATTAAAGTATATCTAGCCATTCTTAATTGGGCTAGAT